GTTGAAAAACTCCCTATCGTTAACGTACACTTTACTAGCCCTTTCCGCCTTGATACTGCCGACGCTGACTTTATCGTTCCTGATAGCCGTGAAGGTTGGGTTAAACTACTTGGTAAAACTCTTAAAGCCGCGTTCCTTTCAGATAAACCCGGCAGCTTCAGCTACAGCACAATTAATATCCGTGGTAAGGGAGCACCTATCAAGGGCTTTGGTGGCACTGCTAGTGGGGCTGAAATCCTTTGCCAAGGGATTGCTCAAATCAGCGATGTCCTCACGAAGAGAGCGGGCAAGAAAATACGCCCAGTGGACGCGCTAGACATCATGAACATTATTGGCTCTATTGTGGTGGCTGGCAATGTACGCCGTTCAGCACAGATTGCCATTGGTGACCCGGATGATGTGGAGTACCTGCTTGCGAAGCGTTGGGACATGGGCAACATCCCTAGCTGGCGGGCTATGTCCAACAACAGCGTGGTGTGTAACGACATCAACGACTTGCACGAGTACTTTTGGGACGGTTACGAGGGCAAAGGTGAACCCTATGGGCTTATCAACCTGCGCCTGTCACGCAAGGAAGGGCGGCTGGGTGACACCGCCTATCCTGACCCGGACGTGCAGGGCTACAACCCGTGTGCAGAACAAAGCCTAGCAAACTTTGAGACGTGCTGTCTCGCAGAGATTTATCTGCCCAACGTCACCTCGTTTGATGAGTTTGTTGACATTGCCACGTTGCTCTATCGGATTAATAAGCACAGCCTGAACCTGCCGTGTCACCTCCCTGAGACGGAAGCCATTGTGCATAAGAACATGCGTATGGGTATTGGTGTTACTGGCTACCTACAGGCAACTGAGGAGCAGAAGGGCTGGTTGGCTGAGGCGTACAAGAAGTTGCGTGTCTATGACCAGTGGTACAGTGCCAAGCATGAGTTTAACAAGTCGGTTAAGCTGACTACTGTTAAGCCTTCAGGAACTCTATCACTCCTGCCGGGTGTTACACCGGGTGCTCATCCGGGCTACAGCCAGCACATGATTCGCCGTATCCGCATTGCATCCAACCATGCCTTGGTGGACGTGTGCCGACAGAACGGGTATGACGTGGAGTATCAATTGAATTTTGATGGCTCTGAAGACCACAGCACCGTGGTTGTGTCGTTCCCGTTTGCCTTCCCCGAGGGTACGCGACTGGCTGCTGAGATGACCGCCATTGACCAGCTGGAGGTGGTAAAACAACTCCAAAAGGACTGGTCTGATAACAGCGTGTCTTGTACGATTTACTACCGTAAGGAGGAACTTCCCGAGATTCGGAAGTATCTAAAGAAGAACTACAAGAACAACCACAAGAGCCTATCTTTCCTGCTGCACTCTGAGCATGGCTTCAAGCAAGCCCCGCTGGAGGAAATTAGCAAGGAGGAGTATGAAGCACTTGTGGCGCGCACAACACTAATCACTCAGATTGACGAAGCCACCATTGGGCTGGATGAAGATGAGTGTGCAACTGGCGCGTGTCCAATCCGATGAAAGTGATACTTAACTTCCGAAATGGGTTCGGCTTTGACATTGAACACAACGAGGATATCATTCACGTTATCGGTGTTGAAAACGAGAATGGAGAAGAGGAGAAAACACTTGGTGGCTTTGTTGGCATCATTGTTCGTCTCCCTCTACTTGCCATCTACATAGGTGATTTCCATGAAATAGACGAAGAAGTGTTTTACTAAAAAAGAAGGGGACTATTAAGTCCCCTTTTTAGTTATTGTGTCTGTAAAAGACCAACTCTTTTTAAAACTTCTTCAGTTGCTCCCGGAGCATAAGAAGGCATGACACCCATTAACATACCAACATCACCGGGCTGTACTTGAGTTTGTGGCTGCTTAGCTGCGGCTATGTTTTGAGCAACTCTTGAAGTAGCCATTCTTTGTTGACGTGCTGCAAGCTGTCTTAACATTTCTTGGCTTTTTGCCGCCGCTGGATAAATAAGAGCACCAGCTAAGTTTCCTTGAACCGCTTCAGTTACAGCAGCAAACCTGCCAGCTAAACCGGCAAAAACACCAACTCCATTAGCAAGTTTAGACCATCCGTTTCCTTGAGACACTTTTTGTAATGTTTTAATTTCTTCTTCAGTAAAATTCATTTTTAGTTTTTTCTTATCTTTTAAAAGTTTTTCAAGTGACCTTTGAAGTTCAACTTTGAATGACTTACCTTCACCTATCTTGGTATTTTCCATAGCGTCATCAATCACTCTTTCAAGTATTCCCATACGAGAGGCTGTTCTCCAAGACCTTCTTCCTTGGTCAAATAATTTTACATCTTCAGCTGAACCAACAACATCTTGTTTGGTAAGACGCCCAAAGATTCCATCAATAGCTTCTCTTAAAAAATATGCTGCTTTTCTTTGGTCACGGTTTGCTCCAGCGCCTTCAATTAAACTACTTGCCCTATCTCGTAATTTAACAACAAGAGATATAGGGATTGGTTTTCCTTGTTTAGTTAATTCATTGACAGTGTTTTCAAATTCTGAAAAATACTTAGAAAACCGTTTAAGGTTATCATCATCTAACGGAAGGGCGCTTGCATCAAGGTCTTCTTTAACTTGCCTAACAATAGAATCAGGAATGTTATCGCCGCCTTTTGCTGTCACTGACCTAAAACCTGCTTTTGACTGTTTGCTTTGCTCATAAAAACCACTGGCTTCACCAAACTTTTCAGAGGCTCTTGCAGGAGAGGCTGCACCAGCTTTAACCATGTTTGCTGCTCTACCGCCAGTAAGTGCTATAACAACACCAGCAGCTAAACCAGCAGCAGGACTGTCTGTTTTTTCAGAAACATATTGGGCAGCGGCTGATGATGGAGCAGAAATAGCGGCTTGTATGCCTAGCTTTTTACCAAACTCTTGTGCTAACTGGAAGGCTTTTGACGCTGGCACATCAAGATTTTTTAGAATCCAATCAGCAGCTTTTTTTATACCTCCACCCGTTAAAAGAGAAGCAACCGTATCCGATGCCGCAGCCACTGCTCTTTCTTTTTCATTTTTAGGAACACCAAAAGTGTCAGCAATGTTATCCATTAACCCTGTGACAGTTCCTAGGTTTGTTCCAAAAACAGTGTTTATACTAGCGTTAAAAGCGTCTGCTGCCATACCAACAGTAGATGCAGACCCTAAATTACCTCTAATCAGGCTTCTCGCGGTCAAACCAAGCTGACGTGTTGCTTCTTCTTTGGTATCACCTTGAGCCGTTTGACCAGCTAATAGTTGTTGCTCGGGGTCTTCTGCAAGCGCAGACTGGACAGGTTCAGCACTAACAAGTGCAGTGCTATCCCGTTGAGTTTGCTCTTCAACAACAGCATCGCTGTTTATATTGGTAATTTCTTTGTATGGGAATTGTTGTTTTACATCTGCTTCAATGTCTTCAGGAGTTTTGTCAACAGGAATACCAGTGTATTCTTCTTTTGAACCATCTGAAAAAGTTACGGTGATATTACGAGTAGCCATTTTACTTCCTTAGTTAAAACCAGTATAACGTGGCAATTCTATTTTTCTCATTTTTTTACCTGAAGCTTCTTCCCAGCGCTTATATTCATTGGCATCAATTCTCCTATTATGTTCTTGGGCAGCTTGTATTGCTAGTTTTTTTCTGATTTTTGTTAAACGCAGCAATGAGTCTTTAGACATTGTGATTTTACCAGTTAAAACTTTTCTTAAAAAATCACGTTCAGCAGGAGTATCTAAACCGCGAGCGCCAATACCAAGAAGTTTAATTTGTGGGAAAACATCAGAACCTAACAAGGCTTCTAACACTTCTGCATCTGAAGCAGCTTCCATACGCTCTTTAAATCCAACTTTTCCAAGTAAACCGTTAATTTTTGCTTGAATTTCAGCCCCAACCCCAAGATTTATGTCAGGAGTTCTTTTTATAATGTTCTCTACAGTAGTAAGTTTTTCTATGTTTGTTTTTAGAGAGTTTTGGTTTTCCCAAACGCTAAAATCATGTTTTGCTGTTAAGCCGCCAACTTGATTAAAATAAGCCTTATCTGAAGAACCAGCCTCTATTTGTTTAAGTTTTTCCCTATCTTGTTTAAGTTTAATTCCAATCTGTTTAATTTCTTCTGGGGTATATTCCGAAACTTTGTCATAAACCTTATAACCAAGAGAGCCAGCAGCAATTTGCTGCTCAGATGTCATTTTTACTGGTTGTTGTTCTTTCTGTTTTTGTAATTCTGCAACCGCTTCTTTCCTTAACTTTTGTGGAAGTTCGCCAAAGCTATTGTAAGGTTGGTTGGTTGTTGGATTAATATAAGTTGCTGCAATAGCGTTTAACTCTTTACCATAGTCAATTGCTTTTTCTTTTTGTGCTTTAGCAAGTTGAGCTTCTTTTACAAGACGTTCTTGTCTTGCTTGTGCAGCCATTTGAGATGCTAAAAGCGCTCTACGAGGGTCAGTGGTTGTTTGTGCAATCCTGTTTAAAATGTCTTCATAAGACGCGCCGCTTGCTTGTGCCTCTTTAAGAACCGCATACTCTTTCTCTGCCTCAGCCTCACCGGGAGCCTTACCGCCCAAAGCACGGGACAAACCATAACCAAAACCAGTACCGCCTTGGGCAATGGTAGAAATAACTTGCTGCAAAAGCCCTTGCTGTCCCATCTCTTGAGGAGACAACATAAGACCAGCCTCGTATTTACTACGGATATCTTGAGGCGAATCACCTAGAAGTTGAAATAATCCTTGTGTTGCCATGTTTATTCCTTAACGGTAATCTTGCCAAAAACTCATAGATGCTGGCGCATATGCAGTACCTAAAGCCTGTATCTCAGGCATGGTATAACTAAACGGGGTGGCTGCACTACCAAACAAACCTTCTTTACCAAGTTGTTTACCAATATTTTGAACAGCCTGAGCAGCACCAAGACCGCCAGCCAAACGTGTTTGACCAGCCGAGGTCATTGCATCGCTTAGTAGCTTACCTGACGCAGCACCTGCCGTAGCTGCTTTCCCACCATACTGAGCACCCATCTCAAGTGGTTTCATGCCTAGTTCTTCAACACCAAGCCCAGCTTGGAACAGCCCACCAGCTTCTGCCAACCTACGCTCACGTTCAGCAATACCCGCCTGACGTGAAGCAGCAGCCATCTGAGCATCTATCTGAGCACGTGCTAGTTGCTGTGCATACTGTTGTGGGTTGACAGCACCAGCCATCATGCCAGCACCTAACGCTTCAGGACTAACACCCAGCCCAATACGCCCACTCTGTAGTTGCTGTTGCCGTAGGGCAATGTCTTCAGCGCGGCGCTGTGGAGCTAGTAGTCCCTGCTGTTCTGCCAACACCTCAGCGGCATACGCCTGTGGGTCTAGTTCGGCAGCGCGTTGACGCCCAAGCTCAGCCTGTTGATAATAGAAGTCACGGGCAGCTTGTAAACGAGGGTCTAACTCGTAGCCAGCGGTCTGTGCTGCCTCATCAAAGAAGCCACGACCAAAGCCAGTGGTGACAGCGTAAGGTTTAAACTTAGCCGCCTCAGCCGCTATACGCGCCGCTTCAACTTGTGCGTCTGCTGAACGAGAGGCTGAATCGGAAGCCATCATGCCCCCGAGTAGACTACCCCCTGCTCCAATAAGTGCTGCTGTAATAGGCATCTTATACCTCTTTTTCTATTAAAACTTTATCAATGTTTTCTGCATCAGTTTCCTCTGTGGCATGGATACAGAACCAAACACAATCTTCTAAAGACACAATGCTGTGAACTTTATTAGCCTCTACGTTGATACAAGCAGGAGCCTGCACAACCTCTACCTCTTCCCCTTTAGTCATCCTTACAGTTCCCTTAGCCAAAATGGATAAGTGAGAGTAGGGGTGGACATGTTTTACAAGGAAAGAGCCTTTGGGAACCCTAACCTCTTTAGCATAAAGCCCATCGCTAAAGTGATGAAATATGTATTCTTCCATTATGCTTTCATGATGTACGCCAACGCGAAGTACGGCGACAGGTTAGCGTTGGTGCCACTTGAGCCAGTGGAGTTAATTGTGTGAGAATGTGAACCTGCACTGCTACTCAAACCAATGTTAGGAGAGCTAGTAGTAGCACGGAACGCATAGGCATAGTCGGTGTTGCCAGTTGTTTTTCCTGCAATATAGTTACTTGATGTTACGTCAACAATACGTTGACTGCTTGACTCAGCAAGTGTATCGCGTGTTAAATAATGTTGGTGAGCGCCAGCAGAATCCGCAGTGTGGTTGTGGGATACAACAATAGCGTCCTTAGAACCACCAGTCTGTGTTGCACTACCAGTAATAGATGTTTTAGCAGCACCGCCATCATCAGCGTCAGCACCAATGATGAACTTGTTGGTTAGGTTGGGAGTGCCATTGGTGCCGTCACATAAGTACCAACCACTAGGGATGGTGGCAATGGTGCCTGACCACATCATAATAGCACCGCTAGGAACACCGTTAGCTAACACATAAGCTGTGGTGGCAAGTTGAGTGGTGTTAGTTCCAGCCGCAGCTGTAGGGGCAGCAGGTATTCCTGTGAACGTAGGACTAGCCGTGTTAGCCTTAGAGTTAATAGCCGTTGCAATGGCGTTAAACTCAGCATCAATCTCATTGCCCTTAACAATCTTAGCTGGGTCGCCTGTCGTTAGTGCGTCCTTAGCAGCAAAGTCAGTTGCCTTAGTATAGTTTGCCATTACGACATCCTTCCAGTTTTAACAAATACATCAAATTTCTGTACACTTAGTTCTGAGCCGTTTACGTCAGCCTCAAAACCAATCTGAACTACATTACCACTACCGCCCACACTACTCTTAATCTTATCAATCACAATACCTGACGTGTATTCAGCAACAGTGGCAGCGTTAGCCCCATATTCAGCAATACCAAATTCAGCAGCGTTACCATACGTAGGTATCTCAAATGAATAAGAAGTGGTGTTAAAGTCATAATCAAAGCCACACTTGATAACAAAGTCTTGGCTCTGCCCACCAAGAACAGTGGCGCTGATTTGCTTCATCATCTTAAGAACAGAGGGATTACCAAAGTCTACGTAGTGTGAGAAGTAACGAAGACGATAAGAAGAGCCGTTATCGTCATACCCTTGATACTTACCAATTCCGTTTGTTTTACCAATCAACAAATCACGGTTGCGACGGCGACAGAATGAATCAGCCTCGTAGCTGAACCATAAGGTAACCCTGTTTGAGCCATCTTCAAGCTGACCGCGCATGTCCAGTACATAGACAGTTGAGGTTGACGGGAAACTGAGCAGGTAGAAGGCGTTCAGTTCTGAATAAACAGACACAACATCATCTAGGTCACCGCTGTTTGTTATTTCTTCTGTTATGTCTTTCAATAAATCATCCCTAACATTCTTAGTCAGGTCGCGCATGGGAAGGCTTTTCTCTTGGATAAGACGCCCAAAAGAACGCACTCCAGTGTCTGATAAGAATATAAGGTCAGTACCTGTTGCCTGAACACTGTCCCTTGCAACACAACCAACACCAGCTAACACGTCATTCAACTGGAAGGCAGTTCCAATAGGGTTGGCTGCTCCGCTGTAAACAACAATGTTGTTCTTACAGAAGATAACAAGTAGGTCGTTGTGCGCCGCTAGAGCCACAATAGTGTCGGTATTGTTAGGGAGAACAGCAGCAATGTTCAATGTTCCACTGGTGCCGCCATAGAAGGCAGGAAACGCCGTGTCAGCTATATCGGTGCTCCAATATACTGTGTCCCCATCGTGTGTCCAAAACCTACCCCAAGCAGCAATGACATCACGCGGGTAAGAAGAACCAAAGTTCTGCGCTGATGCACTGCGGTAGTCAGTTATAGTTTGGCACACTGGGCTGATAGCAGCAGAATAGACCAACGGTTCTTGTCCGTCCTGAACCAACAAAGCATGGTCGTTTAGGCTTGCACCTTTCCAGCGGTCACCACTAACAGTGTAGGCAGCAGGTGTGATATCCGTAAGCGTAGCACTGATACCACCAGTCCACACCTTGTTGTTCCCACCTGAGAGGATGGTTGTGGTGTTGTCAGCGTTTACATGCTCCAACATGAACTTAACACTATTACCGCCTAATGAGGTATCACCACTGTTGGTCATCATCAACCAGCCCTTACGAGCGCCTAACCGCCCATACTTATCAATCACTACGTTGTCAGTGAGCTGGGCAAAGTTGGGAGAAATAGTAACACCACTCTCCTGAGTGTTCAACCCGAAGAAGCCGGGAGTAACAAGAGATAGGTTGGTTAGTTGCTTCATGCTGGATACCAAATACTGTCTTCAGGATGACGTGCAGCGTCTAATGCAATCTCATCTGCTAAAGCACTACGAGCAGAGGCGTAGGCATTGATGCTTTGTTGTCCACCGTCCTCGCCCCTCTCCTCAATAGCCATAGCTGTGGCAAACAAGATGATGGGACGGGTAGGTATAACAACCGTATCAGCATCAGCCGACAGCGGTGCGTTACGTAACGTCACATTAAACCGAATAGCGTATTCGCCGTCAGGCTTAGGATAAAGGTCTACTTGGGTGTCACCATCGGTGCTAACACCGTTAAAGTTGTAGAAAATAGGAGCGCCAGTCTCAGGAGCGCTAGTAAGGTAGGCGCTGTCAAACCAAGCAGCGTCCTTATATTGCATAACAAAATCAGAGGTGTCGTTAATCACATTCAACACCTTGAAGTTGTTACCAGTACCATTCAGCTCATAGTTGAAAACGTCGGCATCAGTTAATAGTGTTAAGGTGGTGCGTAAAGCCGACCAGTCCGTAGCAACCTCTACCTGCGACTTAGCCTCATTTACAAACTCACCTATCAGACGGGCATATTGGTTAGACGTGCCACTTCCCTGCACCGTGGTCACTTCAGGTTCACGGAGCCGTAACAGCACTTTATTGACAAGTTCTAGATACGTCATTATTATTCCTTAATCGCTAACATTATACCACAAAATAAGCAATTTGTCAACCTATTCACCATCAAAAGTGTACATTGGCAACTCTTTACGTAGGTCAAAGGTAGCAATGTAGGAGATGCCTGACGTGTTAGTCTGCACCTTGATGCTGTCCCCACTCTTCAACACAATAGAGCCGTTGCTAAATAATAGATAATCTTTACTATTTAAGCTGTAGCCATTGATAATGTAAATCTGATGGGAGGCATCGTGTGCATGTTCCCAAAACACACTGACACTGGCTGTGCTACCTGCGGTGTTGGAAATAAACAACGTCTCCACCTCAGCGACATACCCGGCAGGGACAGTGAATAGCTCCACATTGCTACCAGTGGTGGTGATTGTTTTACCTACTGAATGTTTCATTTCTTCTTGGCTTTACCAG